CGTGATGCTGTAGCCCGTGAAGGCCGAGGTCGTCGCCAACTGCACCGGGTCGTGGAACGTCAGGCCGGTCGAAACGAGGCCGTCCACGTACAACTTGTTGGCCGCATCTGTGTTGGCTTCCGGCGAGGCCACGCCGCTGATCACGCCCGTCGAGCTGATCGTAACGGCAGAGTTCTTTAAGAGTTTTCCGGTTCCGCCGTCAAAAAGTGCAACAGCCGTGCTAGTAGCTCCGGCAGGGCCAACCACATCGCCAGCGGCAGCAATCGTAATTGACCCGGTGCTGTTGGTAATCGTGACGTTCGTGCCAGCAGTCAATCTTGCCAGCGTGTACCCAACGCCATCACCAATCAGAAGCTGGCCGTTAGTCGGCGTGCCGCTGAGTCCCGTGCCGCCCGCGCTGATGGCAAGTGTGCCACCCAGTGTCAGAGTTCCGGCAGCGGTAATCGGACCGCCAGAGACCGTCAGGCCAGTCGTGCCGCCCGAGCCATCAACGCTCGTGACCGTGCCCGCGCCAGCAACCGCCGACCAGACCATTGCCGAGCCGTTCCATCGCAGATACGTATCCGTGACGGTAGGAGCAACAAGAAAGCCGGTCGTGTTCGGAGCGGTCTGGTACGGAATCCTGTTGGCAGAACCGCCGTTCAGATTGTCAGCCTGAGCAACGTCAAGCGTGCCCTGATCAACCCAAGTTGGCGATGCCGTGCCGTTTGACTTTAACAAGTATCCAGCAGTTCCCTGATCGGTTTGATCAAGATACGTGCCGTTGGAGTAAATGACCGTACCGGGCACCGGAACAATGTCGTAACCCGTACCGCCACGACCCGGAGGCAATATGCCAGAGGTCTGCGTCGTGTTCGTCAGATTGATAGCCGGGTGAACGTGATCACCGCGAGAAACGCCTGTTGCCGTTCCGACCGTGGCAGAGCCAACAGATTGCGGAGCAGCAGTCGCGTAATCAACAGACAGCGTGCGGTCCGCAGAAAGATTACCGCCGCCAGTCAGGCCGTTGCCAGTGTTGATGAAGCGCGTGTCAGGCACGTAGCCCGTGACGATCAACGACTCAACACTGATGCCGGTGATACGGCCAGCGGCGCTCACAGTCAGAACAGGGACCTGACTGCCGGAGCCATACGATCCCGCCGTTACGCCAGTCGTATCAAGCTGCGTATCCGTGATGCCGCCGTTCTCGACAGCAATCGTGATGTCCGCCGACAGCGAACCACCGCCAGTTAACCCGGTGCCCGCATTAACGCGACGACTCGGAGGAACCGTAACATTTGCACTGATCTGACTAAACTGAACCTTGTAGGTCGTGCCAGCGATAACAATCGGGAAATAACCCGACGGGCTCGCAACCGGAGCCTCAGGCAACTGCGTGATCGTTGTCGGTATAAGGTTACTCGGTACACTCATGTTTTACCCCTACACCTCAATGTAAGCACTGTTACCTTCGTTAATGACGAAGGTGTTGCCGTCTTCGCTGATCAAGCCCGCAGGGTGCGTTGCAATGTCAACGTCAGGCCGAACAAACGGCAGCGTAATTCTTTCAGTTTGCCGAGCGGGCAAACGGTAAGGATCAAGCTCGTCCAAATCTTCTTTGCAAACACGCAGACCCGGATAGTTCGGATCAGACATCAGACTGACAATCGGGAACTTGCGCGAGCATCGGTCGCAAATACCAATGCCTTGAAATGAAAGACCCCGCGTGTCGAGATAGAGACTCATTACCTAGTGTACGGGCTGATCAACGGTGCCCAGTAAATTGGGCTGTTGTCCCGCTCCTCGTACTCAGCCTCAGCCAGCGCCTTCTCAGCCTTAGCATCCAAGATCGGCATCAAGCCTGCATCAACTTCCGGCGTCTCTTCTGCGAGCTTTGCAGCCAGCATGGCAACCACTGCCTCAAACCAACGCTGCGGAATGTCGAGCGTCTGTGTCATCGTGCCAACGTCCTGAATGTACCGCTGACGCCACAACACGATCTGCTGGGTCGTTGCCGAAGGGTTCGGGCACGGCCACAAACGCATGTAAGGCTGGTTAATCTGACGGTCAAACCAGAACTGCAAAGGACGGCCTTGGAAGGACTTGTTGGGTAACGCTGTCCAATCATCGCGATTCAGTCGTGCAATAGGGATCTCGTTTGGAGTGTTCCCGAAATACACTTCCGAGGCCGAAAGGGTTCCGCTAGTCACACGCACACGGAAATAGTTGTTGGTCTGGGCAACATTGAGATCAGCCCAAGTCCATTCGCCAGCTACCTGAGTAGGGGCGCTCGTGCTGGGCGTCGTCGCAATGGTTTCCCAAGTCACGCTGTCAGCGGACTGCTCGACCACGAACGGAACCGAGGTAGCCGACCACAAAATTCCAACGGTGGTCAGCGTAACACCGCCGCCTTGGTAGATTGTGCTGCTGGTCGAGGTCGTCGTCTGAGTCGCGGTGATCTGCTGGAGCGTGCGCAAGTTCGTATTCAAAACGTCTACCGTGCTCGCAGGCAGCGGGACATTTGGATTGCCGACATAGAGCGGCAAAACTTCACGCTCAATACACCAGAGCGGCACACCACGATTAGCAAGATTGGACAGCAGCAGGTACAACTGATCGTTCGCAATTGAGATCATCTCAGAGGTGACCTGTTGCGCCGTCAGACGGCAACGACGGTAGGCGTGGTCGATGACCTGCCTATTCGTGAAAACCGTTTGTGAAACTGTACCGGAAGTCGCCATTAGGGTCCGTCTCCTGCTACGTGTGGCCCACAGTAAGAGCGGACCCCAATGACTTTAAGACGCGGTTATCTTAGCACTTTCCGCCGCCATACATGGCCTTGGCCTTGTGCGCCGGCATTGCCTTGCGAGCCATACCGCCCTTCTTCAAGCCCGGATCGGTCTTCGGGAAACGCGCATACGCCTCACGCATCTTGCGGTCCATCTCTTCCTGCTTGGCCTTAGCAATGGCTTCGCGCATCTTGGGCGTCATTGCCGGACCACGATACGGCTCTTTTTTGTTGCCGTACGCATCCACAGCACCACCTTCCGCCTTCTTCATCACACCGCCACGCTTGTAGCCAGTCATACCGGGAGAACGCTGAGCGTTACGGAAGCGGGCCATTTGAGCCTCGGCTTCCGCAGCGCGTGCAGCGGCAGGGCGCGCCATCGCGAGATCGCCTCGCGAAACATCAGTCATTGCGCCGCGAGCACGAGAAGCCATGTTCTCAAGCGCACCGCGCAGCTTGCCAGCGGCATACGTGCCAGCCGCCAGAGCACCGGCACCAGCCGCAGCCTTAGCCTTGGGGCCAAGCATCATTTCAGTCAGCTCGCCCGTCTCAGCACCCGGCTCCGGGTTCTTGGCGTAGTACTCGCGCTGTTCCATTTGGCGAGTCTTGTAGACACGGCCCGATTGCGGCTCCTTGCCGCTACCCTTGTCCATCTTCTCTTCGCGGCTCGACTTCACTTCTTCCTTGGTCTTGGTCGAGTACTTGTCACCCTTCCAAGTGAATTCTTTCAAGCCAGCTTCACGCGCTTTACGGAACGCTTCCTTGAAGCCAATCTTGGTACCGCCCGCGCTACCGGAATCGGCATAGCTCGTCGGCCCACCGATCTCGCCGCCATCCGCTTTCTTCGCGATCTTGGCACCAGACTTACGGGCTTCCGACAGAGCGATCGCAATCGCCTGCTTCGGGTTCTTGACCACGGGGCCCTTCTTCGAGCCAGAGTGCAGCTCACCCTTCTTGTACTCGCCCATGACCTTGGCGACCTTGCCACCCTTGGCGTAGCCCTGATACTCGCCCTTGAACGGCTTGGCCGGAGCAAGATCGTAATCGCGGCCCGGAGGAGTCTTGGTCGGCAGGCGGTCCATCTTCTTACCGGGAACCACACCGCCTTCGGCGTAACCCTGCCCCTTGCCCATCTTCGGAGCGGATTCCATGCGGGCAGCGCCACGAGCCGGAGCATTCGGCTTCGCACGCGCAGGCATACCCTTGGCCGAGTCCTTGGCCTTGGCGGGCACCTTGGTCACATGACCGCCCTTGGCATAACGCTGTACCGAGGTCATCGGTCCGAAAATAAAGTCTTTAACGTATTTAACGGCCATGTGAATTCCCCTTAGAAAAGGCGAGCTTTAACCCGTGCCAAGAACGTATTCAAACGCATCTTGAACAAGAGAATGTTAATTGAAATTCGGTCGCGAAACGAGAGCTCAATCTCTTGAGGCTCCGGCTGGACGACCGGCTTTGGCTTGCGCACAACCTTGCGAATTGGCTTCTTCTTCATCAGCAGTCCCACTTGCGCAGCGACAGCGCCTTACGGGTCGGACGGCCCTTCTCGTCCTTCATCGGACCCGGCATCCCAGACATCCGGGCGCAGAAGGATTTACGACGAGCTGCGGCCTTCGGGCTGGACTTGGCTTGCTTGGCAGATACCGGCGGCTTGATGTCGTGGCCCTGAGCACGCAACGAAGCGCGTCCCTTGGCGTTCAACCCACCTTCCGGGTTCTTACCCTCTTTGCGAGTCCAAGCCCCGCCGCCCTTAGCAAAGCCTTTGAGCGTCTTCATCACTTGACTCTCGTGACGTTGAAGATGACAGAAGGCACCGCCGGAATAACTCCAGACGCAGCAGTGTAATCCAAGCGCGTGGTCGTGCTGTCAGTGTTCCAGTAAACAACGAGAGTTTGACCTGCGGTGAAATCTTCTTGAATCATAACTTGCGTCAAAGTGATTCCACCGTCTGCCGCTTTCGGCACGTTCATCGTGAACGTACTGTTAGTTACAGCAGTACCGCCCTTTTCCAGCCAAACTCTCGGCTGGTGGTTCGATGTATCCGTGTTGGCCCATTGAAGATTCAAGCCAAACTGATACGTACCGGCCACAGCAAAAATAATGTTAGTGCTGTTTTGAACGGAGAACCCAGTATTCCAAGACGAAGTGCTGTCAAACGACATTGCATAAGCGGTGGTAGCCGATACAGCCGTTTGGTCTCTGAGCGAAAACGCCTGCCCAGAAACAAAGTTCGTAATCGTGTCAAACGGCACAGAGCCACTGTTAACGGTCGCGTGGTTGAGCGTGATGGAGTTGTACGTACCACCCGTCGCCAAGGCGTTATTGATCGTGGCACTGTTAATCGTCAAAGACGAATACGTGCTGCCCGTAATGACAGCATTCGTAATCGTAGATGAGTTGATTGCAACGCCCGTCAGCGTGCCGCCAGAGATGACGGCAGAAGTGTTTGCAAACGTCTTGATTGCAGTCGCAGTCGTCTTAACGGAAGCGCCTGTCTGAACAGTCTCAAACAGTTCACTTCCGCTAAGAGCGGACGCTGCGGACAAATCGGTAATCGTGACGTTAGCCATGGCTTACTTCGTCGATTGCTGAACAGCGGTAAAGCGAACAGAGCCGCCGCCACTGTTGATCTTCAAGCGGATCGCACGCATCAACGTGGTCGTAAACGCCGTAATGCTCGTCGAAGCATTCGTAAGCGTAGCCACAGGATGCGCAACAGCTTGCTGCTGGATCGTACGATCAAACGGGTCTTCATTGGTGTACTCCACCGAATAATCGACCGTTCCAAACGTCGTTCCCGAAATCGTGGTCACTTGGTTCGGCGTGTAGATGTCGAGCGGCATCCAGTCCGTGTAGCCCGAAGCCGCGTTGCCGACCGAGATCGTCGCGCTCGTAGCTGCACTCGCCGTTATTCCGGTGACCGTGGCAAACGCCAGCGATGCCGTAACCGTGCCAGAGGCACCGGCAAAAGTAATCGTAGCCGTCTGAGCATCACCGCCGGGGCGCGTGCCGACAACCGTGAAGACTTTGCCAGTTGCGTTCGCATCGGCAGTCACAGTCGGATATGCCGAAACCGTGTACGTGGCAACGCCGCCAGAAGCAAGCGTCCCGTTAATCGTCACGGCAGTTGAATTCAAAAGTTGAGCCGCAGCAACGCTAGTGCCGCTGGCCGTCGGCTGAGATCGTGTAAACGTAATAGGACGCATGTTTGCTTTCCCTCAATGAAGAAGGGGGCCGTTTCCAGCCCCCAACTAATTACAGAGTCAGACTGCGGTACAAGCCGATGTAGGCGGTCGTCGAACCAACCATCACCGGGATGTAGCCGAGCTGCGCCGACACCGCACCAGAGACCGCGCTGCCCGAAGTCAGCTTGGTGCTGCCGATGGTCAGAGTCGTGGTCAGCAAATTCGTGATCGTGCCCGAGGCAGCGGTAAGAACAGTGGCCGAGGCATCGCCAACAAAACCGTTTTGCGAATAAACCGGGCCGGTAAAATGTGTTGCAGCCATTATAAAACTCCTTTCAGATGTCTGTATTTAAGCGCGAGTCTCCTGACAGAGCTAATTTCGTTTCCAAGCGCACGAGCGCGCTCAGCATAAGACATGTCAGGATTGTCAACTATAAACTTGACCTTTGCAACAAACGTAGGGTTGGAAAAAAACCTTTCATGTTGCGCCTTGGAAAGAGCGGCTTTGTACTCAGGCGACTTGTAATTAAACGTAGACGCCCTACGACCAATCCTAATTCTTTCCCTGACTTCCTCAGAATGCAGCCTGTTTCTCATCGGAGCCTTGGCGAAGTCTGCAATGTTGTAAAACACAGGCTCCTTAAACCAAGCTTCTCCAGATAAAAAAGCATTCTCAATGATGTCTAGATCCGCAAGATCTTCGCATCTTGCCTCTACATCCCAATAGAAATTTTCCTTTCCGTACTTGTTGTAGGCATTTTGCAATCGTGGGTTGTTGTGTTTGTTCCAACGGAGAAGCCTAAAATGCTCTCTGATGCGTTTTTTTACACGCTGAGATTGGCCGACATAACAGGCTCCAGTAGCCTTGTTGACGATCTTATAGATCCCGGCAAACTCATTTGCGTATGGCACAAACAACCTCCCAAGAACAAGAGTATGCCATAAATGCATGAAAAGAAAGGGGGCCGAAGCCCCCTCTCTCCAGTCACTTGGACTGATCCCAGTTAAATACCGGGGGTTCCGAACACCGTCCGAGGATCGGTCCAGCCGAACGCATAACGCTCCGTGCTCTTGAAGCGCGTGGAGTCGGTTTCAAAGTCACCTTCCATGCTCTTCTCAAGGCCACGGCGCATCATCAGCTTCAAGCCTTCCGGCGCGTCCGTCTTCACCCACCAAGCGGTGGTGGAGGTCAAACGCGACAGGTTGGCCTGACCGCCAGCGAGCAAGCCCATCGACTTGATCGGGTTGATGTCGTTGTCGGCGGTTCCGGTACGGAGAACGCTCTTGAGGAGCACTTCCGCTTGGAACACGTTCGACGGCGACACGACCAGCTTTTCCGGGTTCAGGCGGATGCGCTTGCCGTTGTTGTCAACCGCGTTGCGGATCTGGATCAGCATCTGCTCCAGCGAGGTCTGCGACAGAGCCGCAGCCGACGAGAGCTGGTTGCTGAACGTACCGCCCGAGATCGGATGGCTGGCATCCACGAGCGGCACACCGTCGCCACCGTTATAACCGGACGTAAACGCACGGTTAAGGACGTTGGCACCAAGGGTTTCCTTGGTTTCAACCAGCGACTGCGCCAAGTGCTTGGCATAGGTCTGGCCGATGCGGATGTGATCGCCGTCTTCCACGAGCACCTTCGTCAGCGCGAATGCAAGGCCGTAGACCTTGTAAACGTAACGCTGCAAGAAGAGCACGCCACCAGCCTGATACGTGACAGCGGTGCCGTCCGGGAGTTCCGGAGCAGCGCCGAATCCGTACAGGACCGGCTCTTCGTGGTAGTTGCGGGGAATGCCCTGCTGCTGGACGAACACTTGTTTCCATTCGTCTGCACGCTGGTCATAAACGCCATCGAAAGCCTCATTAAGGATCGGCTCAACAATGGAACGAAAGTCAGTACTACGCATTGGGACTGCCATGTTCTAGTCCTCCTTAAAATGCAGCCTTATTAGCGATAAATTGATGCTCGCTAATTTGGACTTGAACGATGACGTACGGATCGGTAGCACCATTGCTCACAGCCGGAGCAATGTTAACTACGCGAAGGTTCTTGCTGCCGCTGGTGGCAAGCGAGGAAGCGTCCAACATGGCCGCAGAGAGGCCCGTGGTGGTGCTGCCCGCCGTCACAGAAGCAAAGTCCGCCTGCTCACCAATGTTGGAAACCGTCACGGTGGCGCTAGACTGAATCTCGTAGACAATCGTCGGGTCCGAGGTGACATAAGCAACGATGTCCGAAGCGGAAGTACCGCCCGTCCACTTATTGCTCACGCGGCGACGGCCATCGGTGTCGGTGAATTCGACGCCCATGAACGTGCCGATGAAGGAGTTGCCCGCAGTGCCAACTGCCTTAATGATCGTACCGTCGGTATTGATCATCACGGGCTGGAACTGAAGGATGTTAGAGCTGTATCCGGAAGCGATAGTCATCGCGACGGGGCGAACAATCCCCGACGGATTATATGCAGGCCGGAGACCAAATGCTTGACTGGTCGTAGACATGCGTTAAACCTCAAAAAAAGAGATATGTCGCAGCATCAAGCCCACTCTTGTGGAGCTTTACGCCTTGACGATTCCCGCATCGCCTCAATGCCGTCACCTTCGTCCAACCTTGAACCTTGTTTCGCGGCCTGTTCCTTCAGGAACTCAGCCGTGTCGGTCAGTCGGCTTTCTTCACGATTCGGAGCGTCGAAGTGCGCTTCCTGCATGTACTTTTTGTACAGCGAACTCGGAATTTTGAAAGCCAACATCTCGTTGACACCAATGAAACCAGTCCACTCTCCAGTTTTGATCGAAGCATATTCCCAACCGGGAACATCTTCAGGCTTAATCGGCTCATAACCAAGCCGAATTCTCGTCTGGATCGCGTCTCTCGGATTCGTGGTGGTCAACCAGCAAGTGTGGTAACCCGGAATCTTCGGCAAATCAGGCAACGCGGCCTGAAAAAACTGCTGTCGAAACATTTCGACGCGAGCATCGTCCGAGATCTCACGATCTTCGGTAGCTGCGCGATCATACGCAGCGCGATTTCCCCGCCCTTCGCCTAAAACCTTCTTCAGTCTTTCATCACTCATGTAACTCGCTCCCTTGTTTAGCGAGAAGAACTATTACGATCATACTCTGCGTAACGCTTAATGTAGCGTTTGCGCTCATCCGGATTGTCCCAGACGCCCGCATCAATCAGGGCCTGCTTACGCTCCGGACTAATATAAACCTCCTTCCTAGACGAAGGGGCCGCGTACTCGCGCTTGGTTGCCATCGGCGGACCACCGCGCTTTGCTTTCGGCTTCGACTCTTGCATAGGTTCATCCTGAAACTTGTGCGGGAGGCGCTTGGCTACCCGGTTGTTAAGTTCAATCCAGTAATCTTCCGAGGCCGGGTTGTACCCCTCCTGCGCAAGTCTCTGGTCGATGACCTTGACAATTGCCGAATCTTCGTCTCGTCCTGAAGGATCATACCACGAATTTTCAGAAATCCACTCTTTGGCATAAGCCGCGATTCGGGGGTCCTTCACAGGCTTTTCAGCCGGCTTGGATTCCGTCTGGCGCTTAGCCTCGGCCAACTGCCGTTGCCGTTCCATGAGCTGGTCGCGGATCGACAGCGCCTTGGCGACATCTTCCCCTTGGCCCTGCTCAATAGCTTTGGCAATGATCCGGTTGACGGTCTCAAGTTCGTTGCTCGTCTCGTTCAGCCGCTGATCCATCGCACTCAGATTGAACTGGGTGGTCTGCTGCTCAACGCTTTGGAGACGGCGCTTGAACTCCTCGTTCTCGGCACGCAAGAACGCAAGCTCGCGCTCCTTGTGCTCAATCGCGGCACGGCGACGGAACTTGCGGTTCTGCCGTTGCGCACGCTTCTCTTCCGGAGTCAGAGGTTTGCGGCCAGCCTGAGGGGCCTCATCCTCGTCGTCATCCTCTGACGCTTCGAGACGGGCATCGCCGTCGTCCTCGTCTTCGTCGTCCGCCGCCTCAACCTGCTCGCCAACCGCTTCTTCTGCGGCCTGCTCCGGTTCCGGCTCCGGCGGGGTTTCCGTAACTACGTACTCCTCCTCGGGAGTGTTGTCGTCTTCCGACATTACGCCTTCTTTAGCCATGATTTAGCCCTCAAATGAATGCTTTGATGGCAAGCGGGTCACCGACCACGCCGCCCACGATGTCCAGATCGTTGAAGATCACAAAGAGCGCTTCCTCTTCGTTGCCGTGCGGCACCTTCCAACGATCACCGCCGTACTTGGGCACGCGGACATATTCGCCCGGTTTGCACCAAGACCCTTCCGGCCAAGATTCCATCGTGTTGCGATTCTTGAAGGCCAAAGGTCCCAAGCTGTGGACCTTAGCGATCTGGGTGTTCCAGACCTCTGTCTCCCGCGTTTCGTTGTGCAAAATGATCCCGCCCTGAGAAGTCTTCTTCGGGCTACGGATCTGCACCAAAACACGCGAACCAAACGGAATCAAACCCGGCTCTACACTAGGAAAAGCCTCAACCAAACTAGTCATTAAACATACTCCCTGTTTCGTCCTCATCCTGTTCTACGAGAAGACGATTGATAAAATTCAGCGCGGCCTGCAACCCGGCGTAAGTGCCCACTGCCTTGCCATACTCAAACGAAGCATCCTTACCCTCAAGCTGCCGCTTCATCGCGTCGTGTGCGACACGCGCTTTGGCCCGCTCCAATTCGTCAATGATGCGTTCAATCATGCGTTCTTCTTACCCTCTGAGATCAATGCGGGCGTTGCTTTGGGATCGCCCTTAGTCCCTTTCGTCACCTCAATCTTCCCGCCGTTCTTGCTCTCCGGCGGCATTTTCTGACCGTCCACGCTCATGCCCATAGCCAAAGCGTGATGCTGTTTGATGTAGTCGTTCGCCATAAATCACCTCTTAGGGATTGATCCCTGTTCCTGTTGACACCCCAACCTTTTCACCCGTAACCGCTTCCATCGCGGCAATTTCCTTTGCCGTGTTGTTGTCTTCACGGTTCGTAACAAGCTTGACGTTAAGCTCAGCGCCTTGACGCTGATCCAAACGATCCTGCTTGAGCAGCTCACGCTGCGCGGCTGCTTGCATCTTCTGAGCAGCCTCTGCCTGATCAGCCTGAACCTTCTGCGCATCAAGCTGCAAGCGACCTTGATCGATCTGAGCCTTCGCCTGATCCGCCGCTGCCTTGCGCTGCGTCTCGGCCATCATCGCCTGAGCCGGGTCCATCGGGCCCTGACCCTGAAGCTGCTGCATGATGCCCACGGCCTTCTGAACAATTTCCGGAATCGCTTGGAACGCTTGGTTCGCGTCCGGAACAACCTTCTGCGACGTTGCCGCAAGAAGCTGGTCAAAGCTCTTTTTGACTTCAGGGTCTTTCGACTTCTGGAAGTCCGAGATGTCTTGACCCGCTGCCGCAGAAGCTACCTCGAAGATGTGAGTCGCATACCAGAGAGCAATGTGCTCTTTGAGATGGTTCATCATCACCGGAATAAACGCCGGAGCCATCAGCAAGCTGGAGCCGAGAACGGGGCTCGTCAGATAGTCCAAGTGCGCCTGAAGATGGGCAAGATGATCTTGCTCAGGGAACGCAGAAACCGGACGGCCCAAAGATGCTGCCACGTTCTCGTTGACGGCGTTCATCTCACGCGGCTTCGGAGCCGGGAGCAAGAGCTCCTTAGGGTTCGGAATCTTTAGCTGAGAAAGAATTCTTTCTTCGACCTTGCGCAGGTCATAGATTTGCGGCAGCGCCATCGCACGCTGCGAGACCGCTTGGACTTGAGCGTAACGCTGGGCCTCGGAGAAGATGTTTGGATCGGAGACCGGGACAACATCCATCGGGCCTTCAAAGTCCGAACGCTTAACGCGCAGATCGCCGGCTTCATCTAGGACTTCATCTTCTTCAAGGTACATCGCGTTGATGCGGTGCAAGACGCGGAGCGTGCGGCCCATTGCGTCGTGCAGGCGAGCGTGAATGGCCGAGAAGACCATCATGCCCTGCTCAATTCGGGCCAGTTGAGTTCCGACCGGCGTGTTCGCGTTGCTGTCGGACATCTCGTCCAGCGTCGTACGGATCACACCCTTGCCGGCGTCAACCAAAAATCCGAGCAGGCGGAAAAGAGTCTCGGACGGCTGGTTGAACGGCAGCGGCATCGCGATCTTGCGGATGTCATCCGAGAAGGCACCGCCTTCAATTTCTTTGACTTCCGTCGGGTCGATTCGCTCGGACTGACCGCCTTCTCTGCCTCCCTTGAGTTTTAGCATTCCGGGGAAGTTGGCAATATGGGCGGAATCCAGAAGAGCGCGAAGCGCGCCGGTAGCAGCGGCCGAGATTCCCCCGATCATCTGCGGGATGCCAATCGGATACGCACCACGCCACGGGACGAACGGGAACTCAATGATCCACTGCATTTCTTCCAGTGTTTCGTCGTTCTCTTCCCAGTTCCGATAAATGCTCAGCACTTTCCCGGTCGTCTTATCGACACTCAGGATGTACGGCGCGAGGCCATACTGATCCTCGATGTCCACGATGGCATAGATCTCAAAGATCGTGCGCAGGCCGTCGGTGTCATAGGCGTCGGAATCGCGGCCTTCGATCTTGTTGTTGGCCTTCTCGGACTTGGAAATGTCCGGATCAGCAGTCGTCGGAACAAGGTCAATGTCGCGGTACATGCCGGAACGGACTCGTTGCCGGTATTCGATCTCGGTCACGTACTGAACGTGCGTCTTTCTCTCAGCTGAATAGAAGTTCGTCGCAGCGTAGGGAAGGTAAATGTCGTCGATGCCGATGAACAAGGGAACGGGGCGCTTCTTGTTCGGGTCCCAAGAAAGCTTCAAGTACTGAGCTCCGCCGAGCGGCACCTGAGTGAGTAGCTGCTCAAGCTCAGCCCGGAATTCCGGAATCTGCTGAGTGAGCTGCCAGTTCATGTACGTCGTTTTGCGATGCGCCTTAGAGACCTTTTCAGGTGTCTCTTCGCCAAAGATGTAGTCTTTGACCGGACCGCCCGAGGGGAAGATCTCTTTGATCGCACGCGCCGAGAAGTCTACGCAGACCTCGGTCAGCATCGGGTGAACTACTTTGCTCGCGCCTTGGAACTGCGCGCCACCCGGAGCGTCGTCGCCAAGCCCAGTGCGGCGGATGCCCTCTTCGTACTGTTCGTCGCGCTTCTTGCGGGCTTCTTTGTCGCGGGCAATCAAGCCGAGCAGGTCTTGCGACGTTTCGTCTAGGAGCGACTCGGGCAGCGTCTCAGCAAGGTTCGCGTAGAACTCAGACTCGCCTTCAGGCTCGGACTCTTCCTCATCGCCGAAACGCACAATGGCACCACCGTCATCGGTATCTTCTACGTCAGAGACTTCGTCCGGAAGCTCGAACATCTCGCCGAGTTCCTCACGGGCTTCGTCGGACGGCTGATCTTGGTCTTCTTGGTCGTCGAAATTCGGATTCTGGTCAGATGCCATACGGATTTCCTCGCGGCCGCTCGTTAACGATCAGCCTTGGCTGCAACGGCTTAGGCTTATTCACGCTTATCATATCCCGGTCAGCCAGAAAGCGTAAACCTTGGGTGCAAGCATCCATCAAGTCGTCGTGCCGGATGGTGCCTTCTCCCGAGAAGGAGCAAAGCTGGTAGAGCAGAGGCTCGGCCCACGAGCGGACAGTCTTCGGTCTTCGTTCCGATTCGACGAACCAGACCATGCCAGAGGCGAAGATGTGGGAGACCATGTGGAGTCTTGTGAGTTTGCTCGCCTTTCCGGGGTTGTAGGCGTGGGCGATGATGCCTTCACGGGCGAGCATTTGTCTGAGGGATATGCCGGAACCCTTGTCTTCAATCACGATCGTATCGACGCGCCGGCCGGAGCCGAGAACTCTCTTGGGGCCAAACTTCGGCTGGATCATGGGCTTCTGGTCGTCTTCGCCGTAATAGACCTCGCGCTCCTTGTGGACCCTGCGAATCAAGTCGGGCAGGCCGAGTCTGTCTTCCCAACAATCTAGGAGAATTACGTTCGGCTTCTCGTTTTCGTAAAAAATTCCGAGGACGACACAGGCGCTGGGATCAGCATCGGAGGTCTTCTTGTCTCGGGTCTGTTCCGTGAAGGCGGTATCTAGCGACATGACGATGTGTTCGAGGGCAGGCAACGGCTTCTTCGCCGGCCAGAGCTGAATCCAAGTTCGCTTGATGATCCCTTGCTCTTCCGGGTTCAGGACTTCCGCGTGAATCTCTTGCCGGCCAAGCGTCGTGCCCTCGAACTTGAGCAGTTGGGCCTGAAAAGTGGGAGCGAGGTTCGAGATGTTTTCATAAGTTGAGGCACGAGTTACGTGGACATCCGCCCCATCGCGCTCAACAAGGTCGCGGATCAAGGCTTTCGGCTTCGGGGTTGTCGTTGCCACGATCCTAGGATGAGAGCCAAGACGGAGGGCGAACATAATCATGTCCCACGCCTCTTGATCGTACTGCCACGCTGCCAGTTCGTCGCACCACGCACCGTGCCATTGGCCGCCACGCAAGCGATCCGGGGTCTCGGCGCTGATGCCCTTAATCAGGGAGCCGTTCGTCAGGATGATCTCGGAGAGAGATCTGTTGTATTCCTTGACGATCTTCTCCGGCAGAACCTGAATTAGACCGGAGTCACCCTCGAAGCAAGTGTCACGAATGTCGGCCGAAGTTGGGGCGCACACTAGCCAGCGCGTTTCGGGATTCTTGTACGCCTGCCACCAAAGCCATTCCGCTGCCGCTCTAGTCTTTCCGGCACCACGGCCTGCAAGCATGAGCCAGACAGTCCAGTTTCCTTTGGGCGCTGCCTGATGCTTGTGCCGCTTCGAGAGCCAAGAGACCCGACGATCAAGAGTCAGCAGCTCGACCGTACTGAGCTTATTCAGCTCGGCAACGATCTTTGGATCAGGCTTCGGGTCGGAAGCTGGCTGAGCGGAAGCTGACTGAGCGGAAGCTGACTGAGCGGAAGCCGGCTGAGCGGAAGCTTGAGCGGCCGGAGCCGCTTGGTCAGTCATGGCAGGGACAGTCAGCGTTTCTTAGCGGTCTTCGCAGATTGACGGAAAGCTTTGGCCGTCGGAGCCCCTGCTGCGCCGGGTTTCCGCATCTTCTCGCCGCTGCCCGCCTTAATGCGCTCACGCTTGGCGTGAATGTTGGAATAGAGACCGGGCTTAGCCATGAGAATCTCCTAGAAACTCAAAAAGTTAAGGCGCGATATAAACACAAGTGGTATGCGGGATCAACCCGCCGGGAGGCCACGCGCAGCCGGTTGTTGGCTGCTTTACCACTGGCGCGGACGTTGCCTTAGATTTTGGGCCCAGTATGCAAAATCTTGCATAAGCCGGGTCCCTTCAGCTCCCTGCCAGACGTTGCGGGCGCACCCCGCCAGATACCGCCGATAGAATAGCACCATGCGCTCTAGCTCCGGCTCTAGACCCAAGATCGGCCTGTTCCATAAACACCCGCACGCCTCGGCCGAATGCTGCGTGGCAATGCTGAAAGTTCTGGCGGATCAGTTCAAGGTCGAGCTTCTTGAGCCGGAAGAGTGCACGTACCGGCGGATGAGAAAGCTGGAGATCGTCGCCTTTCCCGGCGGGGTCGGTGAAGCTGACGAATGGTCGCGGATTTTCTTAGAGCGGGCTGACGAAGTTAGAACTTTTGTGCAGAAAGGCGGGGCGTATTTGGGCGTCTGTATGGGGGCGTACTGGGCGGGCGAAGAGTACTTTGGGCTGGTGCCGGGGACCCGGATTGAGCAGTACATAAAAGCTGAAGGCTCTGAGATTAGAAGGTCGTACCCGACGACAGCAGCCGTTTCATGGCGCGGATCACAGGAGCGCATGTTCTTCTGGGACGGCCCGGCGTTCTCGGGGGAGGTCGGGGACCCTGTGGCGAGGTACGCG